GCAGAAACGGCTGTGACAGCGGAAAGGAACAAACTTAAGATTTCCGCAGTGGGTACAGCCATACATGGCACCACCATAAGAAGGATCACCACAGTTGATCATCTTATCGATATTTTCCATCTCAGCAGGTCTGGGATGAAGAGTATATTTAATTTCTTCATAATGATCTGTAAAGATCTCTTGTAGGATATTCATGATTCTATTATGAAGGAAAAAGACAAAAAAAGAAACCCACCCCTCAAGAATGAGGGGCAGGGGAGTTGAAGTGTCGAAGACACTTTTTTAATAATTTGGGATTACCAAAAGAAAAACTAGACAAGATCATTGCCAACACTCCGAAAGGGACGAAGATCTGGAAGAACAAGATTGAAGGATTGAGAGGAAAAGCAACAGGTCTTGTCTTTTCTAATTTTGACCGAAAGCGGCATGTTAAAACCAAAGCATGGTTAAAACAGCAGCTAAAAGATGGAAAGATCAAGATAAAAACCATCACTGCAGGTCTGGATACTTCTTACTCTTCTGAGTCTGAAGATACGATTGCTATGATTTACCAGATCATCACAGAAGATCGCAGAGTGATCACAGTAGATGAGAAGATTTACAGCAATGCGGATCTGACAATCCCACTGGCACCATCGGATGCCGTGCGAAACTTTGTAGACTTCCTGGAAACAAACCGTAAAGAATGGGGATTCGCAAGAGACGTATTCATAGATTCTGCCGATCAGGCAACGATCACAGAGTTAAACAAACACAAACGTCTGCATGGCAGTGTGCATAATTTTATTCCGGCATACAAGAAAACAACGATCATAGACAGGATCATGCTGCAGATCTCATGGTTGCAACAGGATGCCTATTTAGTCCTTGAACATTGTGTTAACCATATCTCAGAACTTGAACGATACAGTTGGAAAGAAGATAAGAACAATGAACCAGAGGATAGAAACGACCATACGATCAATGCCAGTCAGTATGCATGGCTGCCATACAAGATGCAAATAGGAGACAAAGATGAAATGGGTGGATAATATCATGGAAAAAGTAAAAGGAGGGATTCGCAGTTGGTTAAATGTACAGCCGGCGAATCCCTCAAGAATCAACATAACTGAAACATTGGATTACGAAGCAAATGCAATTAAAAACCGTATCTGGTACAGAGGGGACAGCAACGAACTGGAACAGCTGTACCGGCAACTTGTTATCAATACAAGCCGGCAGAGTTTCTGGGCGGCGGAGTGCAGTCCAGGGATGGAGATCAATAAGATTCATACAGGACTTCCATCGCTGATCGTGGACATGCTCACAAGTGTGACTCTTGCCAGTCTAAACGATTTTGATTTTAAAAAGAAGAAGGATCAAGATATTTGGGATGAGATCGCGAAAGAGAACAAGATCAAGAAGCGACTGGAGAAAGCAACGAAAGAAACTCTGTACATCGGAGATGGAGCTTTTAAGGTCACATTTGATACAAGTCTTTCACAGTATCCAATCATTGAGTACTATCCTGGAGAACGACTTGAGGTCAAAAATAATCGTGGCAGGATCACAGAGATTGAGTTCAAAACGGTTTATGACTACAAAAGAAGAGAATATATCCTGCATGAGTATTACGGCTATGGGTATATCAAATATAAATTGACCTGCGATGATAAGGAAGTGCCGCTTGATGCACTGGATGAAACAAGAAACTTGCAGAACTTGGCATTCTCAACATACCAAGAAGGTAAAGATGGAGAAGTTAAGCAACGTGGCGAATATATGCTCGCTGTACCGCTTATGTTCTTTGAATCTGGAAAATGGGATAGTAGAGGGCAGAGTATCTTTGATCGTAAGATTGATGCGTTCGATGCCTTTGATGAAGCATTCAGTCAATGGATGGATGCACTTCGAGCTGGAAGAAGCAAAGAGTATATTCCAGAATGTTTCATTCCGAGAAATCCAGAAACAGGAGCGACATTACCAGTGAATCCATTTGATAATCGATACATCAAAACAGATTCCGACATGCACGAAGGTGCAAAGAATGAGATTGTATTGCAGCAACCAGAGATTCCACATGAAAGCTATCTATCAGCATACATAACAGCACTGGATTTATGTTTGCAAGGTCTGATCAGTCCGTCAACGTTAGGGATTGACGTAAAGAAACTGGATAACGCAGATGCACAGAGAGAAAAAGAGAAAGCTACGCTTTATAGCAGAAATGCGATCGTAGGCGCATTGCAGGAAGACTTGCAAAGTTTGATCAAGGTAAGTATCAAAGCATACCGTGAACTAAATGGGCAGAGCAGTAATGATGATGTCGAGGTAGATGTAACGTTTGGAGAATATGCCAATCCATCTTTCGAGAGCCAGGTTGAAACTGTTGGAAAAGGAAGATCACAGGGAGTCATGAGCGTTGAAGCTTGTGTGGACGAGCTGTATGGCGATTCCAGAGACGATGAATGGAAGAAACAAGAGGTCGCAAGACTGAAAGCAGAACAAGGAATCATGGAAGTAGAAGATCCGGCAGTCAATACGGCAGCAGGAGATTTTCAGATAGGAGAAGTAAATGGTAGTGATTATAATGAACCACTCGTACAGGATGAGCCGACAGGAGACAAAAAAGTTCCTGAAACAGATGAGTGAGAACGTTCAATTCGGTATTTACGCGATTGAAAAAGATGGAATTATCGAAATGAGAAAGGACAGGTGTGGCAGCATGTCAAAACTCAAAGAGATGAAACGCGAGTTCAAAAGACAAGGGTATAAAGTGTATTACAACACAGGTGAAAGATGAATGATTACGATATTCAAGAAGCGCTTAAGCGGATAGAAGATGAACTGATCGCATCGATGATGCGTAATATGCAGCGACACCGAGCAGAAGAAACAAAAGAAGGTATCGAATGGGGAATGTGGCAGGCAGAACAGCTGAAAGCTTTGGAAGAATACAAGAAACGAAACAAAGAGAGATACAAGGACCAATTTGGAGAAATCAATTCAAGTATTCCTGCACTGATCAGCGAATCAAGAAAACGTGGATATTTAGATCAGGAAGCACAAATCTTGGAATCTATTGGTAAAAGCACCAGTAGAGGACAGGGAGATATTGATGCTTCCTTTTTTCAGATCAACGATCGTAAGATGAATGCACTGATCGATGCGACAGTCTCAGATATGGATAGTGCAGAGACAGCGATGCTAAGGCGTGCAAATGATCAGTATCGAAAGACGATATTCAATGCGCAGGTATATGCAAACAGTGGTGTTGGTACCTATGAGAAAGCCGTAGATATGGCAACAAAGGATTTTCTTGCAGCAGGTATCCAATGCATCCAGTACAAGAATGGATCAATGCATAGGATAGAAGAATACGCAGGTATGGCAATCCGAACAGCAAGTAAGAGAGCTTATCTTACTGGAGAAGGAGAAAAGCGTAAAGAATGGGGTTGCCATCTTGTAATCATGAATAAGCGAGGAAATCCGTGCCCAAAGTGCCTGCCGTTTGTTGGAAAGATTCTGATCGACGATGTGTGGAGTGGTGGAAGCAGTGAGGATGGAAGTTATCCATTGATGAGTTCTGCAATGGCAGCAGGACTTTATCATCCAAACTGCAAAGACAGTCACACAACATACTTCCCTGGAATCAGTACACCGCCAGACGATAAGTTTTCAAAGGAAGAGATTAAAAAAGTTGAGGATGATTATAAGGATGATCAGAAGCAACAATATGCCAAAAGACAGAAAGAGAAATTTAGAAGACTGGCAAATTATTCATTAGATAGAGAAAATAAAGAAAAGTATGAAATAAAACTTGGAGAATGGAAACAAGAGTTTCAAAAGAAAGCAGAAGGATTTAATATAAAGGATTCTCTCGAAGTATTCAAAGAAAAGATAAAAAATAACATAGATAATTCAAGACACAAGGCTAATATGTCATTTTTTGTGGATACAGTAGAATTTGTAGAAGACCAAGAACTTAAAGTGCCTTTTGCATATTTGCCTAATGAAGATATTATAAAATACAATTCTAAAGCACCTAATATTGAATTGTACGATATGGATTATGTATTTTCGCATGAAATAACACATAGAATGGATTTTCTACAATACAATAGTTGGAAAGATGAAAGATTTCTTCAAGAAATTGAAAAATGTAGACAAAAAGTATATGATAAAAGAGATGAAGTTCAAGAATGGTTTCAAGAAAATGGGAAGTATGAGTACAGCTTTGCAATTTCAGATATTATCAGCGCATTGAGTGAAGGTGAGATTATAGTTCCAGTAGGGCATAAAAAGAGTTATTGGAAATCGAATCCTAAAGTACAGGCGATGGAAATATTTGCGAATTTAAGCAGCATAGATGTACTTGAATTGGATGAAAAAGAAAAAATATTAGATGGAATATTCAAGGCATATAAGGAGCTGGTTGAATGAAAAAATTGATTCAGGCATTAAAAGAAGATGGAGAAATTCAGTATTTAAAAAGGAGATGTTATGAAATAACTGGTGAATGGATTCCGTATCATTGGGAATGCTTCAACGGGATAGAAGAATACAGAGAGTATATGAAGAAGATTGTGAGAGAATATGAAGATAAGAAGTAAAAGATATAGATAATACCACTGATCAGAAATGGTTGGTGGTATTTTTATACCCATTTTTAAGGAAAGGAGGACCAGCAATGAAAGTAAGAGTAACTTACAATTATCACGACAGAGAACTTGGTTTTGAAAAACATATTGGGGATGAGCTTAACGTTACAGATGAAAGAGGTCAGGTACTGATCGCAGCAGGTGTAGCGGAAGAAATCGTTGAACCAGTAGAAAAACCAGAAGCTCAGGAAGGAACTGAGGAAGAAGAAAAACCAAAAAGAAGTACCAAGGCAAGAAAGTAAGAGGTGATCCATAAATCTCGGTAGCAGACGTTCCGTTAAGACGTCTTATTTTTATGCTCCAAACACGATAAGAGGGTAAAAGATGCGTGGGCGGTGACACCGAAGACAATGGATGATTGGGGGACACCCACAAAATGGAAAGGAGCAACAATGAAAAAGAAATTAAACATGAATCTACAGTTTTTTGCGGAACCAGGATCAGAGCCAACAGGGGGACAGGGAGAACCTGCACCACAGCCAGGAGTAAATCAGACCCCGCCGGCAGCTGATCCGCCACAGATTGACTACAATAAGATTCAGCAGATGTTAGATGGAACATTAGCAGCAAAAGAAAACACTGCATTAAAAGCCTATTTTAAACAGCAGGGACTTAGCCAGGAAGAAGCTGAGCAGGCGATGCAGGCATTTAAGCAGCAGAAAGCTGCAAACGAACCGAACATCGAAGCAATCCAGAACGAGGCACAGAACGCGCAGCAGATGGCACAGAAAGCTATGATCGAGCGTGATGCTTATAAGTTATCTGGAGAACTTGGGATCGACTTAAAAACAATGCCTTACGTGTTAAAACTGGCAGACGTGTCGCAGGTCGTACAGGATGGAAAGATTGATTCCGAAAAATTAAAAGAAGCATTAAACAAAGTATTGGAAGATGTGCCACAGTTAAAACCACAGGAACAGCAGCAGACAGGATTCCGTCAGATCGGAGTCGGTCAGCAGCATGGCGGAGAGACTGGTGGCAATGCACCACAGCAGAAAGCGGTACCAACAAAACGATGGAACCGATTTAATTAGGAGGTAAGAAAGAATGGCATTAAATTATGCACAGGTATGGGAGCCGGAACTCCTGGAGATCTTAATGCAGGGAACATTAACTTCTCCATTCGTAACATCAAATGTAACATGGTTGGATGCGAAAACATTCCACTTCACACAGATGTCTGTATCTGGATTCAAAAACCACAGTCGAAATGGCGGATGGAACAAAGGAACTTATGCACAGACAGATACTGCATTTACCGTAGAACACGACAGAGATGTGTCATTTCTTGTTGATAAAGCAGATGTCGATGAGACAAACGCAACAGCATCTATCCAGAATATTTCCAAAGTCTTTGAACAAACTCAGGTAGTTCCAGAAACAGATGCGTTATTTTTCTCTAAAGTAGCACAGGCTGCACAGAAAGTGACTGGATATCACAGCTCAACAGCTTCCAGTGATTATACAAAAGCAAATGTATTCAGCAAGTTAAAAGGATTCCTTGCAGCAGGAAAACTTCGCAGATACAAAGCGAATGGATCACTGATCATGTATGTATCATCTGCGATCATGGATCTGTTAGAACTGTCTACAGAATTTACTCGTAAGATTGAGATGACTCAGATCGCAGAAGGCGGTATGGGAATCGAAACACGAGTCACAGATATTGATGGCGTAACACTTATGGAAGTTATCGATGATGAACGCTTCTATGATAAGTTTAACTGGGAAGTTGAAGAAGGCGGATTTGCACCAGTAAAGAAAGACGCAGGTAAATCCGTAACAGGATCACATAAGATCAATGTGCTGATCGCATGCGGACAGACATGTAAGACAGTTCCTAAGATCTCATCCATCTATTACTTTGATCCAGGAACACACACAGAAGGTGATGGTTATCTGTATCAGAACAGAACTTTATCTGACGTATTTGTATTCCCGAACGGAAAAGATGGCAAGGTTGATTCTGTTTACGTTGACGTAGACACTACGGAATATACCGAAGTGTAGGAGGTGGTGCATATGGCACTCGCCTCTTATGCGGATCAGGAGTATTATGAAAAAGTCAGCGGTGTAATCACAACGGATAATCTTGAAAGGAGACTGTATATCGCAAGCCGACACATTGACACGCTTACATTTAACCGTATTGTAGCAAGAGGATTTGAGAATCTGACAGAATTTCAGAAAGATGTGATACGTCTAGTTGTCTGCAAACAGGCAGATTTTGAAGCAGAAAATGAATCTCTGATCAACAGTGTCTTAAGTTCTTATTCGATCAATGGCGTGTCAATGGGAATCAATGCCGGTGGATGGAATGTGACAGTTCAGGATGGAGTGATCATGAAAGCTGATAATTACGCGATGTTAGAGCAGACAGGATTGTGCTGCAGGAGATTGGGGGCGATCTGATGAAATGGCCAGAGTTAATTCCAAAATCAATGTGTCAGATGGATATTCATATTCGGATTGACAGCGAAGAGATTGGAGAGGAAGGGCAGCCGATCACTCTGATCGATGCGGATTTCAAATGCAACTATCAAGATAAAGCGAAAAGAGTTATGACAAATGAGCAGAAGATCGTACAGGTTACGGGGTCTGCTCTTTTTTGTGGAGATATCGACCCAGATGTACCAGTGATCAGTTGCGGTGTCGCAACAATCTTTGGAGTTGAGAGAGTGATCGTAAGTGGAGAGAAAGCAAGAAATCCCGATGGGACGGTCAATTATACCAGATTGGAGTTGATGTGATGATCCGTTGCAATTCAATTATAAAAATCAACACACAGAGACTTCGGGAGCTTTCACAGGCACAAGTCACAGCACTGGAAAAGACAGCAGAAGCTTTGCATACCGAAGTGGTACAAGCTCAGGTTATGCCGTTTGATACAGGAAATCTGCAAAACGATAATACGTTTGTGGATTACACCTACAGCAAAGCAGGACGCGCAAGGATTGTATCTACAACGCCATATGCCAGAAGGTTATATTTTCATCCGGAATACAATTTCCAGACATATGAAAATCCGTTTGCAGGCGGTGAATGGTTTAATCCTTGGCTTCCAGGCGGATTGTATGAAGATTTTGCACAAAAAGCATTTAAGAAACTGTACCGAAGGGAGAGTGGCATATGATTTTGCTAGCAGATGTGAAAGACTGGCTGAAAACAGTATTTGAAGCTGATCACTATTACACAGGAAAGTTAGACAACAAAAAAGACAGATCCATTGGAGTGTATCAACGAAGTTCCTATGCTCCAAAACGGTATGCAGTAGGTGGATATAAGAAATATGATACGAAAAGTATATCTGTCTTAGTTCACTGGAACAACAATTCAAAAGAAACAGAACAGGCAGCAGCCGAACTGTTTGAAATATTAGAAACACAGAAACAATTCATGATCAAAGATACAAAAGTAGATTTCTTATCCATGCAGGTTCCTGAACCAGTAGATGTTGGAACGGATGACAAAGGAATCTATGAACGTGTCATTTGGTTTGACATTTATTACGAAAGGAAGGTAGACGATGAGCGAAACAGCTAAAAGCGGAGTATATCCTTGCTACGAAAATCAGTTTCAGATCGACACTGCAGCATCTGGATCAGAAGCAGCTATGAAAGATATCGCAGACTGTGAAACATTTGAAGTGTCCTTTGATAACGGTGTTGAGGAATGGACTCCATTTGATACAGAAGGATGGACACGCAGATTAATGACTGCAAAATCCGTTACGATCTCAGTTACAGCGAAACGAAACGTAGGAGATGCCGGAAACGATGCGGTTGCAGGATTGGCATGGAAAAATGGAAGGAATGTAGAGAAAGATTTTCAATGGACGTTTCCGGACAAAACAGTTGTCAAGTTTGCAAGTGCAGTTATCAATGTGACAAATGTAGGAGCAGGAGATTCTACAGCAGTTGCACCTCTGGAATTTGAAGTACAGAGCAACGGTAAACCAACAGTAACACCAGGAGTTTAGGAGAGGGAAACCTCTCCTTTTTTGAAAGGGAGATAAAATGGGAAAAGTAGTAGATATTACAGATAAGCTGAAATTTGAAGAGAATCCGGCATTAGTGATCAACGGAAAGAAATATGAAGTGAATGCAGATGCGACAACTATGATCGAAGTCATGGGAGAGTTAGGAGATGCAGAAGACGATGTGACTCCAGGGACGATCTCAAAACTTTGCAAGCTGATCTTTACAGATAAAGCACAGAAAGACTTAGCAAAGCTTCATTTGAAATTTGATGATTATACCGTAGTTGTTCAGGAAGCAATTTCATTAATTTCTGGAACCGATGGTGAAGAAGAATCGGGGGAGTAGTTGATCCTGGATATGATCTGTTTGAAGATTGGGACCTGATCGTATCTTCATTTGCGGAGCAGTATGGAATCAGAATCTATTCCAAAGAATTTAAGGAAATGCAATGGCACGAGTTCAAAGCGCTGCTTTGTGGAATAGGACCAGATACATCTTTAGGACGGATCGTATCCATCCGATTAGAAGATGACAATGAAGTGATCAAAGAGTTTACTTCGGAACAAAAAGAGATCAGAAACAAGTGGAGAAGAAAAGCCGCTAAGACAAAGACAGAAAAAGAAACGAATGATTTCTTAGAAACGATGAAACAGGCATTTATTGATATGGCAGGAGGTATAACAAATTGAAAAGATAAAATGTAAAGAATGCGGACAGACATTGATGGTCGCAGAATATGTAAAAGGGGAAATTAAATGTCCCCGATGCAAACAGGTAAATATAGTATGGATCCGCAAAGGGAAGAGCATAGGTAAGCACCGTTGTAGTAGCTAAGCCAGCCTACTTTGTGAAAAAGCAAGGTAGGTGATAAGTATGGCAGCAGATAGTGCAGGACAGATCGGCTTAGATCTGGTGATCAATCAGCAACAATTTAATAAACAGTTAGGTGGAATACAGAACCTCGCAAAGAAAACAGGAAAGATGCTTGCCGGTGCTTTTGCTGTAAAAGGATTAACAAGTTTTGCGAAAGACTGTATTGAGCTAGGATCAAATCTGACAGAGGTACAGAACGTTGTCGATGTAGTATTTCCAACAATGAACAAAAAAGTAAACGAATTTGCACAAAATGCAGCAAGTACATTTGGACTTTCTGAAACGATGGCAAAGAAGTTTACCGGAACATTCGGAGCAATGGCAAATGCTTTTGGATTTTCTGAAAAAGAATCGTACAAGATGAGCACAGCTCTTACTGGACTTGCTGGAGACGTTGCTTCTTTCTATAACATTTCGCAGGACGAAGCTTTCACGAAACTGAAATCCGTGTTCTCTGGAGAAACAGAAACGTTAAAAGATCTCGGTATTGTAATGACACAGACAGCGCTTGATCAGTACGCACTGGCAAATGGATTCGGTAAAACGACCAGTGCCATGACGGAACAGGAGAAAGTAGCCTTAAGATATGCATTCGTACAGCAACAGTTGCAGAATGCAACAGGGGACTTTTCAAGGACCTCTGATCAGTGGGCGAACCAGATCAGGATTTTATCTTTGCAATTTGATTCCCTGAAAGCTTCAATTGGACAAGGATTGATTAATTTATTCTTGCCAATCGTAAAAGTAATTAACTTGGTGCTTGGAAAATTAATGACTCTTGCAAATGCATTCAAGTCGTTTACAGCAATGATCATGGGCAAGAAGACCAGCGGAGCGTCAGCAAGTCTTGATAAGACGGCGACAAGTGCAGGAAAGGTATCTAACAGCTTAAACAATGCGACAAGTTCCGCAAATAAGCTGAATAAGTCGACAAAGAAAGTTGGAGACACAGCCAAAAAGACGGCAAAGAAGATATCTGGATTGATGGGATTTGATCAGATCAATAAATTGACTGAAACAAAAGGATCATCTGGATCAAAGAGTTCTACACCATCTTCTGGTACAGGATCCGCAGCAGGTGGAGCATCTGGCGGTAATGTAGATATGGGCTCTCTTCCCGAGGGAGAAGATGAAAAAGCCACGAAACTTGGGAAAGGCTACGATAATCTACGAAAGGCAATTGATAAGTTAAGAGTAGCTTTTAGTGCGTTTAGCAAGGTTGCAATAGGTGCTTTCAAGTGGATTTGGAAGAACATGTTGGTGCCATTGGGAAAATGGACCGTGCAGAAACTTGCTCCAAAACTGATTGAATTGTTAGCTGCAGCATTAAATGTATTGACGGCTGTATGCAAAGCATTGCAGCCGTTATGGCAGTGGGCATGGGATCATTTGTTCAAACCGCTTGCTAATTTTGTTGGAGATGCGATCATTGGATTTTTAGATCTTCTGGTTAAGGGATTGAACGGATTAGCAAACTGGATCAATAAACATCAAGGAGCTGTACAGAATATCACAATAGCGTTGGTAAGTTTTTTTACAGCGTTTAAATTGGTTTCGTTTGTTACGAAATTTATAGGCCCTATAAGTAATGCAATATCAGGAATCAAGATGTTTGGAAAAGGAATCATTTCATTCAAAACATTGTTTAGTGGATTATTTCCTAAGTTATTTGGCGTAGCAGGAAAAGCAGTGGCACTTTTGACAAGTCCGCTCGGAATTGCAATCGTGGTTGTTGGTGCGTTAATCACAGCAGGTGTATTGCTATGGAAGAATTGGGATAAGATTAAAAAATCCAAGTTCGCCAAATTTTTATCAGGCATTGTAACAAGTTTCAAAAATTTATTGAAATGGGTAAAGAAAAATGTTCATCCGATCAAAGCGTTCAAGAAGCTTTGGGAAGGTATTAAGAATAAAAAAGCCAAACTGGAAGCTGAGGTAAAAGAAAAGGTTAAAGGCGCACTTGCATCTTTAAAAGAAAGTTGGGAATCTGTTAAAGATAAAGCTGCATCGTTGGTAGCAGAAGCGAAAGAAAAGGCAGATGGTGCTATTGCCAATCTGAAAGAAGGATGGGATTCCATTCAGGACAAGGCAGCAACATTGGTTGCGAAAGTCGAAGGAGCATTGGATACAGTGAAAGACTGGTGGTCCGATGTGAAACAGAAGGCAGCAGAAAAAGTTGCTGGAGTCGTGGCTAAGGTTCAAGGCGCATTAGATACTGCAAGAGACTGGTGGTCCAATGTTAAGGAAAAAGCAAAAGAGAAGATTGGAGATATTGCAGCTAAGGTTCAAGGTGCGTTAGATACTGCAAGAGATTGGTGGTCAAGTGTAAAACAAAAAGCTGCCGAGAAAGTAGAAGGTATCGAAGCAAAAGTTAAAGGTGCACTGGAAACCGCTAAAGATTGGTGGTCTGGTGTTAAGAGTGGAATTATATCTAAAATCGGCGATATAAAGAAAACAGTAGTTGCCACATATACTGCAATCAAGACAAAGGCTTTTGATTCTGTAAGGAATGTTTTTAATTCATTAAAGGATAAACCAGTTACATTAAAAGCTAAATTAAAAAACTTGGCTTCTAAGGGTATATCTAAGCTATCAAAAGCGTGGAACTCTTTAAAATCAAAAACTGTAACATTAACGGCAAGAGTAAAAACAGCGGTTGATTCTGTTAAAGGATGGGTAAATACACATATCATTGATAAATTAAATGGAGTTTTAAGCAAAGCAAAGATTTTTGGCAAAAATCCAATTAAGCATCTTGCTCAAGGTGGATACGTAAAGAAAAACACCCCACAGCTTGCCATGATCGGAGATAACCGCCATCAAGGCGAGGTCGTAGCACCAGAAGATAAGATGATCGCCATGGCGAAAAAAGCAGCAGAATTATCTGGTGGCAGCAGTAAAGATGATCAAATCATCCGCTTGCTCATGGAACTGATCAATGCAGTTAAATCGATCGATACAGATGTTTACCTGGATGGCAAGAAAATAACCAAAACCGTAAACGACAACAATAACGCAGATATCAGAGCCGGCAAACGACCGATCTTGATTTAGGAGGGAAAATGGCAACACTGACATGTGGAAACACTGCATTGCCGGAGCCGGTTGAACTAAGCACTTCGGATGAGATCATCTGGAGTGCGAATACCGAACGATCATCATCAGGAGATATGATCGGAGAAGCAATTGCAGAGAAAAAGACATTGGATATCAAGTGGGGAGTCCTCACAGAGTCCGAAGTTAAGAAGATAAAAAATAATCTTGTGAAAGGATTCTTTCCGATCACATTTAGAGACATGGGAACAACACATACCATCACTGTATACCGCGGAACTCTTACAAAAGAACATCTGGGGTATATCGGGGATGGTATTTATTATTACAAAAGCGCGAGTGTTCAGATCGTGCAGAAATAGGAGAGATGGAAATGAAGTTAAAAGAGATTATGAGAATCCATGAAGGATTAGTAAAACAGTCAAGCAAAGTTTACACGGCAAAATTAGGATATGCAATTTCTAAAAATATGAAAGCATTCCGAAAAGCGATCGAAGAATATGATGAAAACCGCCTTAAGATCTGTGAACGATACGCAGAAAAAGATAAGGACGATAAGCCGATCGTGAAAGAAAACCAGTATGAAATGACAGATGAAAGCAAAGAGATTGTAAATGAAGAAATCAAAGAACTGCAGGAAGTGGATACTGATATTGATATCATGAAAGTTTCATTCGCAGAACTTGAACGATGTGAAAATGCAGATCGCTATGACATCCCATCTGTTGCAGATATTGAAGACCTGATGTTTATGATCGAAGACTAAGCCGGAGGTGATGCTATATGTATCAGGCAAGTAAAAAATTTGGCGATGCAATAGCAGGGTCAAACAGAAAATTTAATACAAGGCTTCTGGAGAACGAAAAAGTATTAGTAGAATCTGTAAAGAATTTTACAATAACGTCTGGTGCGGAAGAAATAACGATCGGGAGTGCAGTGGCGAGCTATGTTCAGGCAACGATTGAGAATAAAGGAATTGCATTGTCTGGAAAAGAAGTCAGCTTGGAGATCGGCGTGGAAGTCGATGGAGAGATGGAATATATTCCAATGGGGTTATATACGATCCAGAATCCCAAGATTGAAAGCAACAAGGTTACGTTTACTGCATATGACAGATTAGCAAGCAGATGCAATGGGGCATATTATTCTAAATTAAGTTATCCAACGGATGCAGTAGATATATTGGCTGAAATCAGCACGATGACAAGCGTGGCGATTGATACATCTACAGTACAGCGAGGAATCCAGATCAATCAAAGAGCAATCATTGAGGAAGGTGATTACAACGAAGAAACCGATGAAAGCGAAGTGATCACAACATATGTAAATCCTTTTGATGGATATACATACAAAGAAACCATCGGATTTATCGCAGGATTATTTGGCAAATTTGCTATATGTGGAAGAACTGGAATGATCGAGTTTCGATGGTATCAGGGTATTGATTACGAGATTCCAAGCAATATATTTTATAACGATCTGCAAGAAACAGAAGAAAGTTTCAGTATCAAAAGACTGACATGTGATAACTCAGATCAGACACTTTCATCTGGATCAGGAGCTACTGGCATAAGTATGCAAAATCCGGTTATGACACAGAGTATATTAGACGGTGTTTACAATACTGTCCAAGGATTAATATTCACGCCTGCAGCATTAAGATTTATCGGAGATATGAGACTTGATATCGGAGATATTGTTACTGCTGTAAAAAATGATTGCACAAAATTCACAATACCGATCATATCATTGATAACAAGTTATGACGGTGGATTGATGCAGACAATTGCAAGTTATGGGAATACCGCCGAGGAAGATGATTCTGACACAAAAGGTCCTATAACCGAAATGGCAGAACGAGTTGAGTACGAATTAGCGTTTGTAAAAAAACTCATGGTGGATAATCTGACAGCGACAAATGCAACGATCAAGAATCTGTCTGGAGATGTTTTGAAATTTAAAACAGGTGAGTTTGAAACTTTAAAAACAGATGTGGCAAATTTTAAACAAACATTCACGGATGACTTGCAGGCGTCAAATGCAAAAATCAACACCTTAGAATCTGACCATGCAACATTTAAAGAAGCAACCGCGACGAATCTAAATGCAACAAATGCTAGAATCGCGAATATTGAGGCTGATTACCTAAAAGCTACAGATGCAAAACTTACTTATGCAACGATTACGAATTTAAATACTACCAACGCTGAGATTGCAAAGCTGAAAACAAAAGATGCAGAGATCGATAAATTAGTTGCAACAAAAGCTACGATCACGGACCTCAACGCAGCAGTCGGCAGAGTTGGAGTATTGGAAAGTAGTTATGCTAATCTCAACACGTTAGTAAACGGCAATCTTACATCTGACAACATTCAGAACTTAACATTGACATCAAAGAACACAACGATTGAAAACAGCATGATCAAAAATGCAATGATTGAGAATCTGTCGTTTGATAAGATCACAGGTATGGACATTAATACAACAAATCTGACGGTACATAGTTCTGATGGTAAGTCAAAATGGAGCGACAATACAATTCAGATATCTGATGCAAACCGTGTCAGAGTCCAGATCGGAAAAGATGCTTCGAATGACTACAGCATGTCTGTCTGGGATAAGAATGGGAATCTGATATGGGATGCACTTGGAGCTACGGAGAAAACGATTCAGAGAAAGATTATTCGAGATGGTATTGTAGCGGATGATGCAAATATTTCTGGTTCGAAACTGGATATTAACAGTGTAATCAAGGAAGTGAATGGTTCTACGACGAAACTGAAATCTTCTACAATCGTTATGAACGATAAGAACCAAACGTTAGATGTCGTGTTTAATGAAATGGAAACAACAGTAGCGGATAATCTGAGCAGTGCTAAGCTGTATGCGGATGGTAAGTTATCCGATGCACAGAAATATGCCTTAGAACAGGCAAACAGTGCGTTGAGCAGTGCTAAGAGCTATGCTGATAGTGCTGTGGATAATATAGAGGTTGGTGGCAGGAATTTATTAGTTCAAAAAAATATCACACAAGGCTATTTGTCTACAGATGGTAAAGGAAGTTTTATTGGTTCTGGCGGTGGAGATCAAACTAGTGATTGGATAGATGTTTCAGGAAATAAATATATAACAATTACTCTATATGAAGATTTTACAAACACAAATAATTCAGGAAGATATTGTGAGTATGATGCCGATAAAAATTGTATAAATACTGTTGTTTATAATCCAAGACAAAAAAGCAGTATTATTATAGAACTGAAAACTACCACAAAATACATAAGAGTTACCGCGATAGAATGCAAAACGCGAAGATATAAGATTGAAACAGGAAACAAACCTACAGATTGGACTCCAGCTCCTGAAGATACACAATCTCAGATCGACAATATCACAGAGATCACAACATCTCACACAACAAGCATCAGTACGATGCAGGGACAGATATCAAGTCTGATTTCCGAAGATACAACGATTAAAGGAAACTATGATACTTTGTTAAGTCGATATAATGCTACTGTAGCTACTGTGGACAGTATGAAAACTACGATCGGCGAACATACAACAATTCTAAACAATCAAAATGACTCGATCGCAGCTGTCACAACGAAAGCCAATACGATTGAGTCTAATTTGGCAGGAACAACACAGACTATATCGGAAGTTAAGTCTGGTTTAACCGGAACACAGGAGAGAGTCACGAAAGTCGAAACAAGTCTGACAGGTTTAACTACAAGGGTTTCTAGTACAGAAACGAATCTTGCTAATTTAGAAATTGGTGGCAGGAATTTATTGACTGGAGTTTCTTCTTATACAAAAGACACACCTTTTGAAAAGACGGATTCAAGAGCAGATGGGTGGATTGTATATCAAAATATTATTACATCTATCGAACTTGAAGCCGGAAAAAAATATGTACTACAAGCAAAAACTGATGGAAATTGGACTGAGAACCATGACACAAATGGGCAAGATCCGTCTAAAAAGCTGGTAACACTATGGCTGATAAGTGATACAACGAACAACTTTTTTGATATGCGACAAGGATATATTGTATTTACTCCAACCGTTACAACCAAATATAAATTAAGAGTTAATCAATATTCGAACGGAACAGATGCTTACACTATTCATTTGTGGGACATTAAACTTGAAAAAGGTTCAAAAGCTACAGACTGGACTCCAGCACCAGAAGATGTGGATCAGCAGATTACAGCTGCAGAAACAATAGCTAGTCAAACTGCTGATAAATTCAATTGGTTGGTTAAATCTGGTACAAATTCAACTGATTTTGAGTTAACTGATCGGACCGCTACATTAGTAGCATCCGCTATTAATATAAATGGGTTGGTTAAGTTTAGTGGGTTAAATACAGATTTACAGAATACTATAAATAATAAAACGAATGTTTCGTATTTAAGTCTTAGCAGTGGCGGAAACAATCAAGCCTGTTGGAAAATAGCAACGATTAAAATTAGTGGTAATTATATAAACCAAGACATTATTATAGGAGTAAACCACAGAGGTCATGGATATACAGAGTGTAGAATACAATTCAAGAATGCTGGTAATCCAGATCCAGGATTAGCTAGTTTTAGGCAAACAGGGCTACCTTCAAAATGTTGGCGAATTATTAAAACTGCAAATAGTACATGGGAGTTATATTTATATAAAAATGAATCGTGGGACGGTGGATATGTCGTTAAATACATCAACCCATATCACACTACAGGCAATGTATCTGTAACATGGTCTGGAGAAAATGCAGACTTGCCTAGCGGAACAACCACAACTGAACAAATGATTGCAGATCAAACAACTATTGATGGTGGGATCATTACAACTGGATATATCAGTGCTGATAGAATCGCAGCTGGTTCCATTACAGCAGACAAAATCGACGTTAATAGTATATTTGCCAAAGATATCACCGCAACAGGCACGATAACAGGTGCAAACTTGATAGGTGCGACTGGTACGTTTAGTGGACAGATTACAGCTACGAATGGAACGATTGGTAAATATGAAATTACTGATACATGTCTCATTACTGGAAGTGGTTCTGCATGCACTGGTATCGGTGGTAATTTTGCTTTTTGGGCAGGCGGAGAAGATAGTTATTTAGCTCCGTTTAGGGTTGGATATGATGGTCAATTAAATATAGAACATATAAAAGTACATGGGAATCAAGAGGACGTCTGTATGGAAATTGGAAAAGATTATCTCTCAATTCAAGACGTTAATACATCTGCTTATATTGGTTTGGACGGTTTTGATTTTGACTTTGCAAACAGTCGTATAAGAACTGGAGACCAAGGAATAGAGCTTTATGGAGATACACCATATATTGACTTTCATTATAACAATTCATACAACGATTACACTTCAAGGATTATAGCTCAAAAGGGTTGGGATTGTTTAAACTTTACTGGCTCAATAGAATTAGGGGCAGATTTATATGCTGGCGGTTACATCTATAACTCTTCAGGCGGACATTATACATGGAACGGGAGAACAGATGCATATATTTCTTGTGGTAACTATAATAACACAAATAATATTTATTATTATGCTGGATATCATGCGTTTTATGTAAATGGAGATTCTGGTTCTGGAATGATGTATATAGAAACATCGGGAGTAAGTTCCAGAAAAGGATTCCGCAACAGCTCTGACGAAAGAATCAAGAAAGATTTTCGACATTTTGACGATGATTTCATTAAAAGTTATATGCAATTGGAACCGATTAAGTATAGATTCAAAGATGACACCGACATTTTCTATCACATAGGTTTCAAGGCACAGAATGTAAATAGTGTTTTGAACGATTATGGGAAATCTCACAACGAACAATTTGGAATATGTGCAACGCATCATATAGATCCAGAATATGCTGAAAAAACATATGGTGAAAAAAACATGACTGAAGTTTACACATTAGCATACGATGAATTGATCGGAGCAAACACATTTATGATCCAAAAGACCAGAAAAAATTTAATATATCAAGCAGGTCGAATCGACATGCAAGAAGCAATCATCAATGATCTGCAGACAAGATTACTGCAGGCAGAAAAAACAATAAAACAATTAACTCAGGCATTGGCTTAATCGCTGATGCCTATATTTATGCAAAAATGAAAGGAGCATAACTATGTTAGAAACAAAGAAAAGCACAACACTTACAGGAACAATCACAGTAAAAGACGGAGATGTAGATAAACAGGTGGTTTATTTGTCTGCAAACGTCACGTCTGACGGAGCAGGTAATGATAATGTAAACCAGACAATTCAGGATCGGAATCTTTATAAAGCAAATAAAGTGCAGATCAGAAAAGATATTGCAGAGTTCACAAATAAGTTTTATGAGATTCAAGATGCAGAGGTAGAAGAATAGAATGAAAGAGAATATGGAAATCAGAGCAGGACCCACAGCGGTCTTATTTTTATGCAACAAAACAATATTTTCTGTAAAGAAAGGAAAGTGAGGGAAATGAAGAAAATGACAAACAATGTAATTGACACATACAACGCAGTGACCGGATCGATCGTGGCCGTACTGAGTTATATTTTAGGCGAACACTGGATTCTTTTTGTGGCTTATCTGGCACTGAACGTAGCAGATCAGTTTACTGGTTGGATGGGTGCGAAGATGGAAGGAAAAGTAAGTTCACGAATTGGCTGGAGAGGCGTCATGAAAAAGTTAGGATACTGGATCATGATAATGGTAGCATTCGGATCATCAGCAGTTTTCATTGAGATTGGAAAAGTAATTGGTGTAGATCTTGGGATTACAACATTACTTGGATGGTTTGTATTGGCGTCATTGCTGATCAATGAGATTCGATCTATCGTGGAAAATTTTGTGAAAGCAGGATATAACGTACCCAAAGCATTAACAAAAGGTTTAGAAGTAGCAGACAAAGTAGTAAATAAAGATCAGGAGGAAGAATAATGGCAGTATATAATATTCATGGCGGTCACAACCCCGCAGGTAAGATTGCCTGTGGAGCAAGTGACTTATTAGATGAATCAAAGGAAGATAGAAAGATTGCAAAAGCAATTATTAAATATCTTAAAAAAGCAGGTGCAACAACATATAATTGTTCAGTTAGCAATGGAAAAAGTCAGAACGATGTGCTTAAAAAGATTTGTGCAAAGTGCAATCAGCACGATGTAACCCTTGACGCATCCGTTCATTTAAACAGCGGCCGTAATGATCATAAGGGAGATAAAAAACTTGGCGGCTTTGAGGTGTGGGCTACAGCATACAGCGGAGTAAAAAAAGAAGTAGCTCAACGAGCTGTTGCTAACATGAAGAAGTTAGGATTTACAGCCCATGGAGATCCGTATAAGAAAACTTCTGGTCTGTATTACCTGAACCACACGAAAGCTAAAGCACTGTTGTTTGAGATTTGCTTTGTGGACGATAAGGATGACTACTTGCTTTATAAAACAACTGGGCCAGATGCTATTGGTAAAGCTTTAGCCGAAGCAATCACTGGAAAGACCATCAAAACTAGTGCTACAGCAAAAATTACATCTGTATTTAAATCTGGTGTTTCAGTTAAGATTACAGGAAATGCTACATATAGCGGTGCGGCAAAAGGTAAATTTATCCCTAGTGCTTATTTAAATAAGAAGTACACGGTTACAAAGGTTCAGACAAATAACGGACAGCAGGAAGCTCTTATTAAGCAACTGAACAGTTGGGTTCCAACAAAATATCTTACTATTGTAAAATAAAAAGAAGTAGGATATTATAAAGATATAAAATAGTTTTTAAACAAACCCGAAAATCAAAAATAAACGTTGTAGGAATTAAACTATTTCTACATTATCATTATAACTCAACCAAACAAACCGTATAAAACCGTACTTTACGGCTTACATTGAAGAAGCTGCTAAAGCAGGTAAATTCTAAGGAATTGCACAAAAATTCATAGAAACGCATGATAAAAATTAGGCATTTTGCATAAAAGTGC